CCGGTTTCACCGATCCGGTTTCACCGTATAGCATATAGCACGGAGCGTAGCGGAGTACACTCTTTCGACCTTATCTCAGGGCCAGACCAGTATTTACCTTTCCCTGAACTAAAACTACTTTTCAGTAGCTTCAGTTTCTAGGGCTTCTCTCTTTCCTAAGTGCTTCACTGTTGAAGGCATATCGGTAGACTGAGACCAATACTCTCTTTTATTCCAGCATGGCATTAGATTTAGCCTAGGTAGCATTGCAGCGAGTACTTCGTCGTGATCGTAAGTTACCTTAACACTTGGTTTCGTTTTGGTTGCTTTAGTATAAAAGCTTATTACTTGGTTTCTACCCATCCAACCTTTTCTCACTACAAAATTCTTTCTTTGCATTGGAGGATAAATTAGGGCTTTCTCTGCTGCACTTAGTTTACTTATTGCTTCAGCAATCATTTCTTTATTACTTTTCATAACTTACCTTTTTATTTGTTTAATCATTAACTTTGTTACACATATATTATCAAAGAAACTACGTATTATGTCTGCAAACTATATATACCGAAAATGCTATATGCTATACGGCCGGAGGCTGCGCTCCGCTCCGCCCCGGCCATATTTTAGGTTAGATAAACTCTGCAGGCTCTAAACATTCATCACAAAGCTCGTTGTTCAGAAAAGATCGTTCTGAGGAACAGCAATCGCTTAGCATTCCCTCGTCCTGGTCGCAATCCGGCTCATCTGTGAGGTCGAATGCATCCTGGAGGGTGTTTATCAGGTTTTTTATTTGTGTTTTGTTTAGGTGTATGTTTGCGGGAGCAAATCCGGGGATTCCGCTTTTGATTGTTACTTGGAGTTTCATCCCGTCCGTCCCCGAGAACCTTGTCAGCTCCATACGTGACACATTTGTAAAGGGAATTGCTTGTGTTGCAGGCATTACACTTGCAATTGTTTTTAAATTTGTTGACATTTTGCTTAAATTTAATAGTTTTTACTTGATTAATTGTTTCCCCCGAGGGGGCTAAGATTACTTTTCAGTAACCTCAGCTTCGACCACTTCAATCGCTTCTCGCTGGCCCAGATGCTTCACCGTACTTGGCATATCCGTACTTTGCGACCAGTATTCTCGCTTTGCCCAGCATGGCATTAGGTTAAGTCTTGGTAGCATCGCTTCAAGTACATCATCATGGTTGTATGTTACTCGCTCACTCGGCTTGGTTTTGGTCGGCTTAGTATCGAATGTTATCACTTGATTTCGTCCCATCCAACCCTTGCGGACTACAAAATTCTTTCTAAATAGCGGCGGATAGATTGCTGCTTTTTCTTCGTCACTTAATTTGCTTATCGCTTTTGCGATTATTTCTTGATTACTCATAACTTTTATTATTTAATTATTAACTTATTAACTTACTTACACTATTATTATCAAATACATTACGTATTTTGTCTGCGAAATTCTCTCTTAATTAGAATTAGTGGTGGTGAGGTCATCCTCTCGCCCAACCGGCTTAGCGGTCTGGACCCCGATCAACTTTGAAAACGGGCACTCGTTAATCTTTCGAAGGTATGCCTGGAGGTGGGCTTCCGTTTCGAATTTCTTACTTACTTCGTTGTATTTCTTATTCCAACCTAATGTTGTTATTCTGACTTGTATCATATTGCTATTATCTGGTTACATCATTATTATCAGATCAACTACGTATTATATCTGCGGCTATGTATGCTATACACTCCGCTTCGCTCCGCTACGCTGCGCTGTGGCACTGAACACGGAACACCAGCCTCGAACACTACACAGCACACGGCCACGACACCTCGACACCCGGTATAAAAAACTCGAATACATGCCCAGAAACGTATAAAAACCCGGTATATATACCCCAACACAGGAAAAACACGGGGGGGTGGGGCAAAAGTAAATCGTTTTCTTTTTAAGAAATTTATAAAAAAATAATGTATAACACAAAGTATCTCTACATCTAATTAGTATCTCAAAAAAATTTTTTTTTTAAAAAAATCAAAACGTCAGGTAGTGCGACGGTAGGTTATTAAGTAAATATAATAACAGGCTATTGTCACGTTTTGACTATGTAAGTATTGGGGTTACTGTGTAACTATGTATAAGTATAGACACAAAATAAACATCGATAATATGGCTAAGCCTCGCAAACCCGGCGGACCTAAACAGAAGTTAAGTCCAGATGCTAGAAAGAGAAAGGAAGAAAGAGACTTAAAGTATGCTCTTACAGATAGGAGAACAAAGATGAAGGCGGAGAACCAAAGGAAAAGAACGAAGGCAGAGAACAATGGGCAAGATATAAAGGGTAAGGACTATGATCACAAAGACGGCAAGTTTAAGTCTGAGAAGAATAACCGGGGCAATGATGGTAATGGAACTAAAAAAGAAGGTAAAAAATAAATAGATATGAAAGGGGTTGCACACTATAAGAAGGATGGTACGGTTTACGAAGGTAAGGGTACGCATAAGGATGCTAAGGGAAAGTTGATGTCCGGTAAAACACATACATCGGCTAGTAAGTTCTTGTTTCATATGAAGGATCTACCAAAACCCGTACAGCCAAAACTAAAAAAGAAATAACAATGGCAATAAATTATACATACCCAGTAAAGGGTCAGCCCGTCACAGCAGACCAGTTCTTAATAGTAGATAACACGGATAACTCAACAAGAAGAGTTACAATAAAAAGTGTGCTAGACTTAGGGTCAGGAGGTGCTGGAGGAGTTTCCTCATTTACAGCATCTAATAGAACCAGCCCCACAGTTACTTTCGTAAATTTGTCACCAATCACTAGCCAAACAGGTGGGGTAACATTAAATAGCGATTTATCCGCAACAGGCACGAGAAATGCAACTACTTTCCTTAGAGGAGACAATGTTTTTTCTACGGCAGTTACCTCAGTTGTCCCTAGTGCTGGACAACCAATAACTGTTAGTGGTGGAGCTACAAATACTGTAACATTAGGATTAAATACAGTGCCTTTTGCAAAGGGAGGAACGGGGCTTACGGTTGTAGGTACTAAATACCAAGCACTAACTACAAATGCAGGTGCTACAGGTATAGAATGGAGAAATGTAATCTCTAACATTATAGCAACAGGACCTATAGCCGTTAGTACTGCGGATACGAGGGTATCTACAATCTCACTTGGAATTGTACCTATAGCAAATGGTGGTACAAACGCAACAACTGCTCAAACTGCAATAAATTCAATTACAGCGGTTCCTGAAGCTGATGTAGGAGATGTACTTACTAAAACTGGGGAGAATGCTATTTGGGCACCTCCAACATTAGGTACGTTGGCAAGCGGCCAGGTTAGAGTTGGTAATTCATCAGGTGTTGCAACAGCGAGGACCCTTAGTGGGGCTTTCTCAATGAGCAATGCTGGGGTATCTACCTTAAATGCTATTACAAGTAATTTAGCAATACAAGGGTATAGTCCAGTAAAAGTAGTTTCGGCTACCTCATACACAATAAGCCATGCTAATGATTCAGGGTATTCTTTATTTTTTACGGCTGGCTTGGCAGTAGAAGTAACATTACAAGATAATGTAGATACACCTGTTGGAACAGAGTTCCATTTAATTAATGCTAGTAAAGACAATGCTGCACAGGTTACTCTTGCAGTAAGTGGTGGTTCAACCATTATAAATGGCACCCAATCTGATATTGTAATGACTAATGAATTTGGTAGAATAACCTGTAAGAAATACTCAAGTAATAGCTACGCCGTATTTGGCGACAGACCAGTTCTAACATAATATAAACAAACAGAATGGTAAACCCAATAAATAATGACGATGCAGCTTTAATGTTGAGTAAATTCGGGACTAAGTACCTAGCTGAAGGAGCGCATACAGACGTTAGTGCATCTCAATTTGTAGCGCAAGCAGAAACAACACTTACCGTATTGACAGGTGGGGATGCAGCTATTAGTGATAACAATAAAAACTACCTTGCATCTATGAGTTTGGGCTCTGTTGAATTAAAAGCTGGAGCATTAATAGTTGCGCCAAATGGAGAGTCGTTTAAAAGTATAACCGTTGCTACTGGTGGCGCTCTTGTTGCTTACAATAGCGTTATAGAAGGGGTTAAACCTGGTTCTTTTGTAGGTTTATTAGACACGTACCCTGATGCAGCAGCAGCTTATTCATTAAGAAGGTTAAGAACTGAGTACTCTGGTTCAGCAATTCGAGTAAGAAGGACAGACAACACCGAACAAGACATTGGATTTGTAAATAATGAATTAGATACAACCTACCTTGCTACCTTTTGCGGTGCTACTGATGGGTTTGTTGTAACTTATTACGACCAAAGCGGAGAGGGTGCTGATATTACACAAGCAACAGCAGCCAACCAACCAAAGATTTACGATTCATCAACGGGAGTCTTGCTTCATAATGGTAAGCCTACTATGAGTTTTAACGGTACAAGTCAATTCTTAGAAAGTTCGGCAACCATTGATGAGGTTAATGTTAGTTTTCTTGGGGTTTATTATAACGTAAACATAGACAACCCTAGAAGACCAATAGGAGTTAGGTCGGATGCTTCGGCAAGTAAATCTACTTTTGCTCAAATTGAAAATAATTCCTTGGCTTTTGATGGTGATAATTTAGCAGGGTCTATAACTGCAA